GCCCCCACCCCTTGATGCGCTCCTTGAGGCGGTCAATCCACTTCTTGGCGCGGGACGGCGTCGCGGTTGGTTGCTCCCTCTTTTCCTGCGGGGTGGCCGGCTCGGTGCGCTTCACGATGCCCTGCTGTTCCTCCAGCAGCCGCTTTTCCTCCTCATGCAGCAGCTCCTCCTCCTCCTTCGACGGCTTGGCCGGGGCGGGCTTTTCCTTGGGCGGGGCGGGCTCCTTCGGCTTCTTCTTCTCCTCCTCGATGCGCTTCATCTCCTGGATGCGCAGCAGCGTGTTGACGTTGTGCTGCACGGACGGGAGGATGCGCTCGAAGACGGCCTTGCAGTGCTTGCAGATGACGAAGTTCGAGCGGAGGTCGAGCCTCTGTGTCGGGGCCTGGAGCAGCGGGCGGGCCTCGCCGAGCAGGCCGTCCTGCTGGTGCAGGTTCCACTGCGCCCCCCAGTACAGGAACGCCGGGCAGCTGCATGAGCACTGGACATCGAGGTCGTTGGCCCGCTTGGTCTCCTCAATCTTGGTTGTGTCGAACTTGACGTTCACCTCGTGGCCGGCGGGGTCGGAATCCTTCAGGTGGCAGGTGACCTGGTACTGGAGGAAGAGGTTGCGGGGGTCGGACTTCTTGAGCTGCGGGGCGCAGCCGGGGCGGTTCTTCACCGAGAAAGCGTTCGTCTGCTGGACCAGCTCGGGCAGGGACACGGCGGTCTTTTTGGACGCGAAGACCGTGCGGTTTTCGAGCCAGTCGAGGGCCTCCTCCTTGTCGCCGAACTCGGCCGTGTTTTCCCTGGGGTGCCACCACTCGATGGTCACGGGGAAATACGCCTCGTGCATCGCGCCCCTGAGGAGGCTGCGGGTGTTGTCGCCGAGGCTGTAGACCTCGAAAAGGGTGCCGCCCATGCCGCGGTTCAGGTCCACGCGGACGGCCCCGTGCTCCAGGGCGTCCCCGTAGGTCCTGAAGCCGAGCCTGTGGGCCGCGTCGGCATGCCCGCCGCCTTCGGCCTCGTCTTCCGTGACCTGGGACATGGAGCCGTCGGGGAGAATCCAGCCGCCGATGTCGTTGCTGAAGATGCCGAGGTCAACCTGGGGCTTCTTGCCCCGGGGCCTGCGGGGCGACAGTGCGACCTTGTAGTTGCCCGCGATGATGTCGCCGAGCGGGATGCGGATGGAAACTTCGGCCATGGGGCACACGGGTCCTCACTATCGGGTTGGGAAGATTGGATTTGGGGGTGCCAAAACCCGCCCCTTGGTGGTATGATGGGGGCGGAAGGAGGCCGCCGTGGGGCCGCTCAACGAGGACGTTTGCCTGCGGAAGATGTTCTTCACGTCGGAGGAGTTCGCCGCCCGCTACGCCCGGAAGGTCCGGGTGCGGGGCGGCGTCCAGCTGCACCCCTACCTGTGCCCTTATTGCAAGAGCTGGCACCTCACCAAGCAGGTGCAGGCCCCGAGGCCCGGGCCGCTGCGTGTTCCGAGGCCCTAGTGGTATGATAGGGGGCGGAGGAACACCATGGACTTACAAGTGGCAAGGACAATCCTGGAACAGTTGGGCGGCGGAAAGTTCATCGCCATGACCGGCGCCCGCCACATCGTCGGCAGCGAAACGGACCTGTCCTTCACGCTGCCGGGCGGCGGAGGCTTCTGCAAGGACGGCATCAACCTGGTCCGCATCGCGCTCACCCCGGCGGACACCTACACCGTGACGTTCTCCCGCAGGCGCGGGCGGACCGTCGAGACCGTCTCCGAGTTCACCGACATCTATTTTGACCAGCTGCAAAGCGTTTTCGAGTCCGCCACAGGCCTGCGGACCAGCTTGTAGGCGATATGGAACGGCACAGCGAGCAGTTCAACCGGGCGCAGGCGGCGGTCGCCGACCACCTGCGGAAACAAATTGACGCCCGCTCCGCCGGGGTTTCGCAGGCCGCGCCGTCCCGCACCCTGCGGGCGTCGTGCGCTGTCTGTGGCTCCGTGCATGGCAGGCCCTGGTCGGACAAGGCAAAGGAACTCTGCAAGCACGGCTGCTACTGGATTCTCGCCGGGCACATCGCCTGGGACGGGATGCGCCGCCGGGTCAAGATTTGCACCGCCGCCGCCGTCCCCCTGATGGCGCGGTACCGCACCTACGACAAGCTGGTCGAGGCGGGGAAATCGCTCCCGCAGCCGGTCGCCCTGGCGGAGGCTTAATCGCAGTAGTACAGCCTGTGGAGGAGACGCGGGATTATACGATTTATGCCCTCTTGGGTTTGTTTGTCCAATTGGTCGAAAATCCGGATGTTATAGTCCACGAGTTCAGCCGCGACCCGCCATTGATGAGAGACGGCGTCGGCGTATTCGGTGCTTCCCGGACCGGCATTTTCACAGTCATGCAGGAAATCGACCCTGGCCTTGGCCTCCTGCCACTTAAACCTCAACGCCCGGTAGTTGGGGTCGGCATTTCTGTCCATGTGCCGCTCCTAGTAGATAAATGGGGCCCTGTTCCCCTCGCCGTAAAAAACCACGGGGATTTCCTGCGCGTCCCTGACCACGATGCCGAGCGCCGTCAGGCGCCTGGCCACGAGCATGCGCACGAAGCGCCGGAACTCCGAGACCTTCAAATCCCCCTTCAGGTTGTTGCAATACAGGCAGGCGGGGACCAGGTTGTCGTTGCGGTTCGTGCCCTTGCGGGAGCGGGGCTTCGCGTGGTCCACCGTCTCGGCCTCGCGACCGCAGTACCAGCAGTGGCCGGACATTTTCCAAAGGGTTTTGTGCCAGCGCAGCTTAGGTACCCGAGACATTAGTTCGCTCCCGCTCATGAGGGCAAAATCCATAAAATCCACGGGCTAGGTTGCAGTTATGGCATAGAACCCTAAACCCCGGAGGGAAGTTGTTTTTGATAAGCCAGCGATACAAGTGCCCCCCACCCCCTATTTCTTTGCGCTGCTTAGCGCCGCCGCCCAGCTCATGGTCCATGCCGAGGAATTCATAGCGAGCTTCACCACAGCAGGCGCACTTATTTCCATAATGCTTGAGGCACACTTCCCGCTGTCTGCGGTTGTATCGTTGACACCTTGTTAAATAAGCGGGTCGATGGTTGCGGTAGTGGGTGCTCACCTCCTTCCTGTGGCAGGCCTTGCAATACGAACTCAAGCCGTTTGAACTCGCGGTAGTCTCATAAAATTGGTTCCGGGGGAGCACATGCCGCCTACGGGGGCACCAAACTCTCCCGTCTGGTTGAACGATAGACATGGGTCAAGTATACCACACCGAGAGGGTTTTCAGCAACCGGGGGCATTTCAGCATTTGCTGTAGGGGGCTTTTGGGCGGCTACCCGGCCTTGGCAGCACCCTTGCCATTGCCGGGCGCCTTTGGCCCGCCTGGGGGCGTCTGCGGGGCGGCCAGGGGGCTCCTGGGGGACTGCTCGTGCTTCGGGGGGCGGATTTCGACAATCCAGCCCGACTTGGCCAGGCCGGCCAGGCCGCCCGGGGACTGGTTCGGCAACACCTTGGCGATTTCCCCGCCCCGGTACACGGTCACCTTGTTCTGGTTCGCGGGGTCGTAGACCAGGATGTCGCCGGGCCGGATGAGGAACTTGGCGGCCTGCCCGAAGTCCACGCTCGTCTTGCAAAGGTAGCTCTTCATCCCCACGGCACGCCCCCAGCGGGAATAGTACGCCGGAAAAGAAAAAACGGCGGGCGCTTTACAGCGCCCGCCGCCTGTCTGCGTTGCTTGTTCGAGGTCGGGTTCGGGTTTAGGCGTCTTCCTGCCCGGCACCGGAGCCTGCCCCGGTTACGCCGTTGCGGGTGACGAGGAGGCGCTGCACGCCCGACGGGTTGAACACGAGGAAACCGAGAATCTCGAAAATCGAGAAACCGATTTGCCGGAGGTCGGGGCGGTCAGCCGACATGACCGTGAGCGGCACGCGTTCCGGGATGACGCCGAGGAACTCGGCATCCGCCAGGATGTACACCGTTCCGTAGCCGACCTTACGGGACTGGAGGAGCGTCGCCCCCCACAGGTAGCCCATGACGCCGGTCTTGAGCAGCTTGCGCTGCGTTTCACGGTCGATGTTCTGCTGAGTCCACTTGAGGAGGTCAGCGTAGTCGCGCGGGTTGAACATGGCGTAGGCCACCGAGAGGTCGTGCCGGCTGATGCTTGCGAAGGCATCGGCCATGTTCTCGGTCGAAATCGGCGCGTTGACGCCGATGTCGATGTTGAACACGGAATCGTTCGCCGTGGTGCCGCCGGGGATGGCCCCTGCGACCGCATCGTACAAACCGAAGACGAAGCCGTCCTCGGTCGCGCCGACCTCGGCCTTTGCCAGGTTGAGGGAGCGGGCGACGAGGTCAAAGCGACGTTCCTTGATTTGCGTGATGGGAATCATCGGGTTCGACGCGATTTCGAACGTCGGAACCGTGACGCGGATGGGCTTGACGACGTTGATGATGTCGCCGCCCTCTTCACCGACCACGAAGGCCTGCACGAACGATGCCCCGGTCGTGTCGAACTCCTTGTCGTAGATGGGCAGTGCGCCGTCCGGCAGCGTCTCGACCATGAGGGCCTTGCGGGCGATGCTCATGTAGTCACGGCGCCGGCGGAGGGACGGACCCAGGGAGGCGGCGAGCTTTTGGCGGCCGCCCGCGGTCTTGAGAAGTTGGCCGAGCATTGCGGTCTGTTGCTGTGTGCGAGAGAGGTTCATGATGTTCTCCTGTTCTCCTCTGGCCTATAGCAACGACGCTACGCCGAGCCAGTTGTTTGTGCCCCCGTACTGGTAGGAGCCGGGGCCGTAGAACGAAGCCGCGCCCGGTAGGCTTGTGCAGATTCCGACGACCTGCGTGGTGGCAGTCCCCTTGTGGCCGCTGGCGGTGTACTTGCCGACAGTGCTGTGGGTGGTCCCGCCGCAGTACAGCGGGCCGCCGAGGGTGTAGGAGTCGGTGGTGTCGAATGCGACGGAGTCAACCAACCCGTACCACAGTGCGCGAACGCACGGGGTCTTGCCCGAACCCGAGGGTCCGAGGGAGCCCGAGAACTCGCCTGGGTCGTTGATGAGCGTCCCGAACGGGATGTTCGAGGCACTGTCGCAGTCGCAGGGCACTACGACCGGGATGCCGCCGGGAACGACCGCGGACGCGGCGACACGCATGATGCGTCCGCCGAGGTATCCCGCAGCCGCGAGGGCAGGCTGGTCAAGTGCAGGGTTACCGGACAGGATGACATCGGGCACGGTCGTGCCGACGTTCTGGCCGTAATACAAAAGCTTAAGAGCCATGAGGTAACCTCTTGAGGCTTAGTTTTGCGGCCGCCCCCAAACCGTAGACGAGGTTTGAATCGTCGGGTCTATAGGGACAGCTGCATTTAGTGGGGGGTTGCCCCCCTACAGTCCAAGGGTCTTGTATACCGAAAACGCGTTCATTATCGAACTTGGGGTGCCCGGAAAGCAAAAAAGCCGGCCCCCTCTCGGGGGCCGGCTCGGTGTAGGTGTAGGTTAGCGCCGGGCGTAACCGCTGTTGCGGGCTTCGTCGGCGGCGTCAATCGTGGCGAACAGCACGTCGGCGATGTTCACTTCCTCGCTCTTGGGCGCGGCGGCGGAAGTCTTGATGTGCTTGAGGACGGGCTTCTTGTCCGCCACCTTTGCGGCGGCGGGCTTCTGGGCCGCCTTCTTCTCGGCGCCCGGGGTTTCCATCTTGGGGGTCGAATCCTGCGGGACCCGCTCCTGGTCGTCGGACTGCTCCGGGAGGCCGTCCGTCAGCAGGGACAGGATGTCCTCGCTGTGGTCGCTTTCCCTGTCGCGGTCGTCCTTGCCGTGCTCGGACTTGAACTTGTTGGCCGCGTCGGCGAAGCTGTTGACGACCTCGAAGCCCTCGACCTTGGCGGCGGTCTTGATGTCCTCGAACAGGGCGGCCAGGGGGTCGGCGGACGCCTCGTGGGCGAACATCCCGTCGAAGGATGCGAACTCCGGCTCTTCGAGCGACGCCTCCAGGTCGGCGGACGCGGACGGCCCGAAGAAGTCCTCGTCGGCGCCCTCGTGGTGCTCGTTGGCGAGGCTGGAAGCCTTTTCGGCCAGGTTCTCGTCGCTGAAAATGTCCTGCATCTCCAGTTCGGAGCCTTCCCCGCCCTCGGGGGTTTCGCCGAGCGAGGCCTCGCCGATGCCGGTCAGGTCGATTTCCTCGCTGGTCTCGGCGGTGAGCTCCTGTTCCAGCTGCTGGACGGCGTCGGCGGTCTCCTCGACCTTTTCCTTCACGTTCTCGATGGCGTCCTGCTGGACCAGGGCCTCGGCCGGCGCCGCGCCTTCGGCGGGTGCGCCTTCCGCGGCCGCGCCGCCTTCGGGCTCCGGTGCGGGGCCTTCGCCCGGTGCGGAACCGCTGGTGTCGCCTTCCGGGGCCCCCGGAATCATGTCGTCGGCGGTCTTCTTGGCGGCCGCGGTCTGGGTGCGGGTCTGGAGGACCTGGCCCTCGTTGTGCTTCCCGTCGGAGCCGATGTTCGACTCCTTCTCGGTGGCGGCGTCCTTCTCGGTCGCGGACGCCTTCGCCATCTTTTCGCAGTCGGCGCACTTGCAGCCGGGCTCGTGGCCCGCCTTCTTGGCGGCGGCGGCCTTGGTCCCGGTGACCTCCGCGCGGGCGGAGTCCTGGACGGCGTCCTGCGTCGCCTTGCCGCCCTCGGTCTTGTCGACCGTCTGGGCCTCGCGGTCGCCGGCGTGCTCGGCGTCCATGCGCTTGTCGGCCTTGTATTCCTTGTCGCCGGACATCGGGCTGCCGTCGTTGTACTTCGGGGGCTGCGGCCCCGCGGCCTCGCGGTCGTCGGCGACCTTCGCCGCGGCGCTCTTCGCGTCGCCCTTGAGCTCGGACCTCACCTCCGCCTTCGCCTTCGAAAGCTCGGACGGCTCGGCCAGGAGCTGGTTCATCTCGTCCTTGTGGACCTCGCTGAGGCTCTCGGCGATGCGGGTGTAATGCGCGTTGATGGCGGTCTGGCGGAGGGCGGCCTTGAGGGCCTTGGTGGAGACGGCGAGCAGGGCGCTTGCGAACTTCTTCTGCACCGGGGCCGGGGCGGTCGGCAGCATGGTCTTGGCGATGGTCCACGCGCACGCGCTGCGGACCTGCGCCTCCTTGCCGATTTCCGCACGCTTCGCCTGGCGGGCGGCGATGCGCTCCTTGAGGGAGGGTTCCTTCTTTGCTGCGACTGCTGCGGGGGCTGTGGCCATGGTTGAAATCTCCGTTGTTGTGGCAAACTTGGACCGAATACGGCCTTTCAATGTAGAACCCGAAAGTCTAAAACTTACAGGAAAATGGGCTTACGCCCCCGCTTCCGCGGCGGCCTCGCCCTCCCCCACCGCCGGCCCGGTGTCGTCGGGGGTGGCGTCGAACCATTCGGCGGCCTCCCCGACCAGGGCGGGCATGGACACGGTTTCGTGGTAGTCGGTGGTCAGGCCGTCCAGGGCCGCATTGGCGGCATCGGACCAGCCCCCGGCCACGAAGGCCTTCCACTTGTCCCGGAGGCCGAGGCGTGCGCCGATGGCCTCGACAAGGGTGTCTAGGTCGGCCTGGTATTCCAGGAGCGCGTCCCGCTTCTCGATTTGGGCCTTGTGCTTCGGCTCGGGCAGGGCGGCGACCTCCCGCTCCACCTCGGAGGCCTCGGCCGTGTACCTGCCGAGCATGTCCCGGGTGAGGGGCTCGTCCACCTCGATGTCGCCCCAGTTGCCGAGGATGTGCTCCAGGTCGTGGGGGCTGATTACATCGTTGTTGGGGGTGAACAGCCCCTTTTCCCGCTCCTTGAACCATTCCCACAGGGTCTTGCGGTCCGGCCCGCTCCACTGCATGCCGAAGCCGCGGCGGCGCCCGGTGAGCAGGCGCTCCAGGTCGGCGTAGGACTTGACCCCGAAGCTGGCATATGCCTTGAGCACCTCTTCGAGCAGGTCGTGCAGTTTGGACAGCACGGGGTAGGCATGGTCGTGGGCCGGGAGCTTGTGCAGCAGGAGGTCGCCCGTGTGGAAGGCGTAGCCCTCCTCAATCCAGCGCTCGAAACCGCCGTTTTCAAGCATGTAGTTCAGCTTGCCGAGGGCCACCAGGACCCGGTGCTTGGCCGGGCGCCCCTCCAGGATTTCCTCGAACGGGCGCCCCTCGTTGCTCTCCGCGTGCATCTCGGCGTTGAAGTCGTCCCACACGCGGTCGAACACTTCGTTCCCGGTGCCCTGCGCGTCCTTGCGGAGCAGCTTGGCGGTGCGGATGGGGGTGATGTCGCTGACCTTCCCGGGGGCCGTGCGGACCGCTACCTGCAGGCAGGGATTGCACAGCGCCGTGAGGATGCCGAACAGGCGCACCTTCGCCGCGGCGGGGCTGCCGCATGCGCGCTCGGCATGGGGCGGGCAAAGGGCGCTTTCGCACCTGCACATCTGGCGCATTACCTTTTCTCCATCCTGATGAGGACCCTTGAGCCTGTTGATGCGAAGGTGTCGCACCAATCCTCGTAGGCGATGAACGTGCCGCAGCCCGGGCAGCAGCGGTCAGCCGGATACAGGGGGGACACATCGCGTCCGCATTTGCGGCAGATGAATTTAGCCCCCATTACCTCTTCCTCCGGATTTTCCTCGCGATGTTCTCCATCTCCGCCTCAAGGGGCGGGAAGTCGGCGTCCCCGGGAACCACGATGGACGCCGTCTTGGCGAACGACGACTCCTTGTCGGAGCCCGCGACCTCGGTCGTGTACGGGCTGCCCGGCCCGAGCCAGCCGTCGGCGACGATGTTGCGCTTCACCGCCCCCGGGAACGCCGGGGTGGCGACCCACGACGCCTCGACGAACTTCACGCCGCCGTTCGGCAGCGACTTGTGGCCGCACAGCTCGGCGACGCGGCGGGGCACGCCGTTTTCGTCGGGGATGAACGAGCCCTTCTGGAACGCCAGGTGGTTGCAGTAGTTGCCCTGGTCGGTGACCCGCGCCCCGCAGAACGAGCAGATGACCAGGTCGGTCACGCACCCCATCGAGAGGTACTTGACCTTGTTGTTGCGGATGTCGCCCACCAGGGTCTCGTGGCCCATGTCGGTGGCCACGAGGATGTCGCAGAAGTAGACCCAGTCCTCGGCCTCGGGGCCGAGGTAGATTTTCCGCAGGATGGAGTCGAGCAGGATGCCCTTTGCGTACTTGCTGTTCTGGAAGTGCTCGACGAAGTTGAAGGCCCCGACGAACGACTTGTAGGAGAGCTTCAGGACCTCGTTCGTCCACGCGTCGTCGTTGTTGTTCACGAGGTGGCTCGACGACGGGCGAATCCAGTAGTCGTAGGGCTCGGCCTCGGTGGCCACGCTCGACATGATGGTCGCATGGGAAAGCAGGTACTTCGTGGTTTTGGCCGCGACCTTTTTCATCGAGGCCGCCTGGCAGAACGGGTGCGAGGGGTCGGCGGCGCAGCCCTTGAACGCCTTGTCGCCCCACATCCTCTCCCAGTCGGCGCCGCTCAGCGCGGGGTCGACAAGCGCGGCATGTGCGGTTTTCTTGAACATTTGGGCGGTCCGTCCCCCCACCTATAGCAACGGGTAATCGGAAACCCCGCAACCCCTTATTCCGGCGGCAGTTGCTGCCCCTCGCGGAGCGGCTCCTTGTAGGCGGGCTTTTCGGGCGGGGCGCTGTCCCATTCCAGGCTCGCGGCTTCGAGCTCCGCGTAGATGCCCCGCAGCTTCTCCTGCAGCCCCTCCGGCAGGTTGCGGAAATGCTCGCCCGTGACGAGGTAGTCCAGGTTGGCCCTCACGCCCTCCAGCTCGTTCCACGCCTCGGCATGGGGGCGGTTTGCGGCGGTGCTCGCCCGCTTGGCGGCGAGGACCCGGTTGCGCGGGTCGTAGAGCTCGTTGGCGAAGTCGCGGCCCATGTGCTCCCACGCCTGCTCCATGGTCCAGCCGTTGTCCTGCGCGATTTGCGCCACGTCCTTGCTCGCGAGGAAGAGCTCCTTTGCCTTCGCCTCCTGCCGTTCGACGAGGTCGAGCCAGTACTCGTCTGGCATTTGCTTGGCCCCGAGCACGGTTCGCCGGGCCAGGTCCTCGCGGAGCGGGACCCGCCCGGTCGGGGGTGTCGGGCCCTCCAGCTTCGGCTCGTCCGTGGCCTTGGGTTCCACTTCGTCCTTGTCGAGGTACCGCTTCTGGTCGTCGCGGGGCGCCTTGAACTCGGGGTCCCGGTGGAACTCCAAGTCTGCTATCTTGAAATCCTTATGCTCGGCCTGCGTGCATTTCAGAATAGTGCCGTCTTCGAGCACGGTGTTTCCGAGCGTAATCAGGTCCATGCGCTGCCGGGCCGAAATCCCGAACATCTCGTCGGCAAGGTCAGCCCCCTTTTCCTTTGAGTCCACGTAATAGCGGCGCCCCGGCCCGGACAGGGAATGCACACCCGGGGGCAGAACATAGAATTTCCAGGGCTTCTTGCCCTTCGGGACTATCTCCGGACGTGCAGGTCCCAGTTGCGGCGGCTCGCCCGCCGCATCCTTCTTGTCATCCGGGCCTGGCACAGTTGCAGTGAAAAAGCCGCTGCCATCAGGCAACTTCGTGACACCGCCCGCAGTCCTGGTGCTCCTGCCGCCCTTGAGCAGGGTATATTCCTGCTCCAGGCGGGCGAGCCGCTTCTCGGGCTCGTTCCAACCCGCCAGGTATCCCTCGTTGTGGATGAGCTGGTCCGCCAGGCCCGCCGCCCGCGAGCGGTAGGGCTCGGGCACGTCGGAACCGTGCTCCAGCAGGAAGGCCACGACGCCGACGTAGTCCTGCGCCGCCTCGGGGTTGGCGAACTCGGTTTCGTGGATTTCGGCGAGCAGCGGCCCCACGTTTCCCTCCGGGACCGGCTGGTCGAAGCCGAGGTCGGACTGCTCGCGCCACTCGTCGAGGATGTCGTGCACGCTGTCGCTGTCATAGGAGCGGTCACCCCATTGGCCCGCCAGCTTGGGGTGGGGGAATGCGATTCCGGTGCACTGCACCAGGCCTGCCTTTTTGTTTTGCGTAAGCTTGTCACTGCCTTGCTTTTGTTGATGGATTGGGTGGTCCCGTTTTTCTCCGCACACATAACAAGCTAAACCATCCGCATAACCGCGATAAGCATGGGGCGCTTGTTCGGTTCCATTGCGCGAACCGGCCCCATACCCGGACAACGGTTTTTCCCCCGCGGTTTTTCCACCCCAATCGAACTCCGTGCACCAGTCGCCGGGGCGGATAGGCTTTTGCACGCCCGTGCAGGCGTCGGGGGCGATGAACCACCTGCACCCGGCGCAGGTCTGGCCCCCGTGCCGGGACGGGGATTCGTACTTGACCTCTTCGTGGGTGTGTTTTTCGGATTCGGGTTTTTCGTCCCCGCTACCCGTTTTGAACGTAGCGTCCTTTTCCTCAATGTGCCGGCGCACGGCTTCCGGGGTCAACTCGGTTTCCTTCAGCACCAGGGTGCTGTGCGTGGCCGGGCTGTTGAAGTAGACCAGGCCGTCCTGGTCGGCGATGTACTCCCCGCCGCCGGCCTCGACGACCCGCTTGTGCTCGGGGACGGCCACGGACGCCGTCTTGCCGCCATAGGCCTTGTCGACCACCGCCCAGAACTGGCTCGGCAGCACGGCCTCGCCGGTCACGCCTTGCGCGTGCCGGTCGTGCACGTGCCCGCCCCCCGTCACGATGTCGTAGATGACCCCGCCCTGGTTCCGGATGGCCCGGCCCAGGAAGCGGCGCTGGGCCTCGGTCGGCGGCCTCGCCATGTTGACGTAGAGCGGGGAGTCGGGCATCCCGTAGCCGGCGATGCGCATGTTCCCCTCCCGCATGAAGTCGTCCAGCGCCTCCATGTAGAGCTGGTCCTCGACCTCCTCCTCCTCCTCCGTGACCGCCAGGTTCTCGTGGATGCGGCCGATGTCCACCATGGTCTTCTCGTGGTCCTTGCCCATGCCGATGAGGTTCCCGCCCGGGCCGAGGAAGCCCTTGTACCTGTTCTCCAGCATGATGTCGTCGTAGTCGCCGCGGGCGGCCCGCTTGCGCCCCCGTTCCGGCAAGGCGAGGGCGTCCGTGGCGAGGTTGTGCATGATGACGGCGGTGGCGTCCTCCCCCACCAGCCTGACGAGCGTCCGGTAGCGGGAATCGAGGATGCCGCCCGGGAGCGGGTGCTCATTGATGTACCTGTCCAGGTCGGCGGTGCTGCGGATTCCGAGCGCCTTCAACGTGTCCGTGGCTTTGTTCAAGGATGCCATCACTGGCTTTTGCGCCATCGCCTTTTCCATGGCCCGGTAAGCTTGCGGGGAGAGCCCCTGGGGCTTGTAGTCCGGGAAATCCCGGATATAGACCCTGGCCAGTTCGGTCCCGATTCCCCTGTTCCTGTAGTGGGGGTCCACCCCGAAGTACCCGGGCTCCAATTTGGCGATGGGCTTCTCCCCCTTGAAAACAACATAGCTGCCGTCCTCCCAGTCACTGGTCCCCTTAGCCAGTTGGTATTTTCCCATGAACGGCTCCCGAGGGGCGTTGAGGTGCGAATCGTTGACGGGAATAAACTTTGCCATGGCCCTGGAGAACTCGACCTCGTGGGGCTTCCCGATGCGAATGTCCTTGAGTTCCTCGGCATTCAGGCCTTCTTTGGAAACGCTGCCATACCGCACGCTTTCGGGTTCGGTGCCAAAGCCCAGGCCCCAGGGGTGGTGGTAGCCCGTGCGGTCGGCGGGGGCGTCCTTGGCGCGGGGGTCGAGCATGTCGGACCCGGGCTCCTCGGTGTCCCTTTGGGGGTCGAGCGCCGACACCTCCTTGTTCAGCTCGACGAACTCCTGGGCAACGCCGGTCTTGCTGCTAAAATGCCCGAACACCTGGCGCTCCAACAGGTCAATCGCCTGCTCGGGCGTCAATTTCCGTTCGAACTCCTCGCCCTCTATCTCGATTTCAATCTCCTGGATTTGCGGGTTGTCCCGGATGGCCTCGCGAACGACCTGCCGCACTTCGGGGGTGTCCACTTGGATGTCGAAAGCGGCGAATTCGCCATAGGCGATGACCCGCACCTCGGCTTCCCCGCCTTCGAGGTGGGTCACGTCTTCCGGCACGGGGGTGAACTTGCCGTCCGCACTGAGCCAACCGTTCTGGGTTATCTCGATGCGGCGCTGCCTGCGGCGCCGCTTGACCGCGGCCTTCAACCGCTTCGGCTCGTCCGGCGTCCGGGCGCTTGTGTCGCCCCAGATGTACCTCGCCTCGTCGGTGCCGACTTCCGCGACATGCTTGAAGTTCGGCGAGATGCTCCATTTCGGCCTGCCGTCCTCGCCCGTGGCGACGATGCGGCTGTTCACGTTCGACCACCCCGGCCCAAATTCCTCGTCCAACTTGTCGCTGATGGCCTTGGCCACCTCGATGGCATCCTCGGGGGTCCCGTCGTAGGGCGCGTATGCAGGGCCGATGCGCTCGCCTTGCTTGTCGCGCACGTCGCGGATGACCAACAAAGGCCTGTTTTTGATGCGGGCGAGGCCGGAGGCGGCGGCCTTGTTGAGGGTGATGCCCATGGTCTGCAGGATTTTCGCCGTGGCCATGGCAACCGATGCGGCGTCGTCCTTCCCGCAGTTCGGGATGGAGTTCATCGCCTTGTCGGTCAGGATGCGGAGGAATTCGTCCTCGGGGAGGAACGAGCGCCCGAAGCCGGCGGAGCCGTACTCGCGGTCGTATTCGTGGGCGAACTCGAAGGCGTAGTGCGTGACTTGGTCCCGGTCGAGACCCGCCTGTTTTAGTAGGAAGCTGCCCATGAGGACCTCACAAAGGGGCTTAAAAGTCGGGGCTTACGGGGTGAACACCCCGTTCGTCAGGAAGCCATGCCAGTTGCAGCCCCCCGGCTCGTGCTTGTCCATGGTGACCAGGATGCTCGGCGAGCAGGTCAGCGTGTTGCCCTCGGCGGACCCGCTCCAGCTCCAGCACGAGCCCACGCCGCTGTGGGCGCACGTGGTGTAGGGCACGTCCTTGCCGTCCTTGTCCTTGTAGGACCTCTGGATTTTCTGCCCGCAGTTGCCCGACGACGTGGCGGTGTGCACGTGGCCGCACCCGGGGCAGCAGAACGCGTAGCCCGCAATCGGGCCCGGCACGCTCCCGTCGCCCTCGCCGCGCCAGCGGACCTGCCACACGTCCCCGCGCTCGGCGGGCGGCACGGTATCCCATTCCCTGCGGAGTTCCTCCTTTTCCGCCGGGTCGTCGAAGCAGGAGCTATAGCTCTTCTCGCCTTCCCCGTCGAACACCCAGCCGTTCGCCTTGAGGTCGGCGTAGTGCCAGCCGTCCGTGCGGAAGCGCATCCTCGTCATCGAAGACCCCCACTATTGATTTTGGAAGGCGGATGTGCTATATTATGGCGCATGATAGGAGTGCGGACAAATCTGGCGGGACAGCGCTTCGGGTCGTTGCTGGTCAAGGAATTTTCGCACACGGCTAGGAAAGGAAAGCGCTCGTCCAGACCTGTATGGAAGTGCCTTTGTAATTGTGGCAACATCACGTTTGTAGAATCCAGCTTGTTGTCAAGCGGTAACACGACAAGCTGCGGATGCCAGCACTATACAAAACGGACCATTCCAGGGGATACCGTGGCATTTAACTGTTACAGGCGGACATTCCTCACGCATGCCAAGCGTTTGAAATTGCCCTTTGATTTGACACCAGAACAGTTTCGGGAATTGACGACGCGGCCTTGCTTTTACTGTGGCGACTTGCCTACCCCATGGTTTGCGAAACAACGAGTGCGGGAGCCTGAAGTGCCTTATGTTTGCAACGGGATTGACCGCAAGGACAGTAACAGCGGGTACACATGGGAAAACTGCGTTCCATGCTGCACGACGTGCAATCTGATGAAGCGGCAGACGCCGCTTCCGGAGTTCCTCAAAAAAATCAAGGCGATTGCGCAGTACCGCGGCTTACTGCGTGTAGAGTAGCGAGGCCCCAGTCGTGTCCGCAGGAGCGTTGCCGCTGTCGATGAACTCGCCGTACACGGAGCCGGACACGTCGAAGATGTCGGTAACCATGATGTTGCAATCTTCCGCAACCGCCGCCGTTTCAACCTGATAGGCGGTATTATAACTCGACATCCAACATCCTTCGTAAACTGTCGCCACCGCAAACAGCCCGGGGTTGCCGGTGTTGTTCAGGCCGCCCTCGTTCGGGATGTCGGCGGCGGTCGCCTGCCCGATGTTCGGG